CGCTTCGTGGCGACGACCCTTTTCGGCTTCCGCCTGTTCGTGCGTACGGGCCATTTGGTCCGATCGGACCTGGGTGTGCGCTTCGGCCGCCGCGAGCCCGAGTTGGTGTCCATGCTCTTGTCGCTGGGCACGCGTGTCATGCTCCTGCTGCAGGCGCTGCTTGGCCAGGTCCGCCTGCGCCTTGATGTGCGTCTGCTGCACGGTGAGATGGCCCTTGATCGCGGCATCGCGCAGCTTGGTCGCCGTATCGGTCTGCAGCTTCATCTGCGCCAGCGCCGTCTGGTGTTCCAGGTCCATCTGGTTCTGCTGCTGCTGGGCGGCTAGATCGCGCTCCTGCTCGGCGGCCTGCTGTTCCCCGGCCAGTTCCGCCAAGGCGCGTTCGTGCTCCAGTTCCTGGACGTGGCCTTCGGCGGTCTTGGTCGCGTTGATTTTGGCGATAAGGAGTTGGGTCTCCATCTTCATCGCCTCGATGCGCTCGCGCGACTGCATCTCGACGACCTTGGCCTGCCGCTCGTCGTGGAGTTGATTGATCTGCTGCGTCATGGCCTGGAGGAGTTGGCCTTGCTGCTGCAGTTTTTGGGCGGCTTGCGCGAGTTTGACTTCCGGATCGGTCCCCGGCTCGTCGTCCTGCAGTTGCGCCGGGACCATCTTGCGCAAGCGCTTGGCAATGAGTTCGGCGCCCGGCCAATCCATATTCTCCGCGAGCACATCGCCGATGGCCGGGGCCGCTGGCGGGAAGGCCTGCACAAACGCCGTCATCGCTTCGACCGCTTCCTGGCGGCGCGACTGATAACTCGGGCCCGTGCTCACCGTCACGTCGTAGCGACCCACCGAGAGGTCGTAAATCCCGGCGATCCCTTCGTCTAAGTCGTCCTGCGCGGGCACCGCATCGGGATTCCCCGCATGCACCATGACCATGCGCGGCTTGTCGTCGATGCCGAGAATGCGCACGACGCGCGGGGCGTCGTAGACCTTCGGAATGAGATCGAGCAGGATGCGGCCGAGCGCCCGCATGGCTCTGGCGAGGTTGTCGATCCAGTTGATGTTGGCGATGTCGCTCTGTTTCTGCCGCGCGACAATCGCCCGGGCGGCTTCCTGCGGGCCCTTCTCGCCGAGCGAGGCATCGTAGATGCCGGTCACGGCCTTCAGATCGTTGTCGGACTGTTTGGTCGCGGCGACAATCGCGGCAATCGCGGGCTCGATCGACTGCCGCTGCGGCGGCGGCACGAGCGTCCCACTCACGTCCTGCGGCTTGTACTGGAGGTAAGCGAAGTTGCGCCGATTGGCCATGCGCCACTGCGGCTCGTAGCCTTCGAGTTGCCCTTCGGCGGCGACAAAGGGACTACGCGGCGCGAGCGCAATCGCTTCGGTTTCGGCTGAGACCCAATAGTTATACATGCGCTGCGGGTCGCGCGCATCGCGCACCATGCCGCGCAGATCGAGTTCGCCGTTGATGTCGATTTCGTCGCCGAGCACCGGCACAATGGGAATCCAGCGGCCCGGCCAATCGCGCGTTTCGAGCACGGTCGAGCCCGTGATCTTCGCCCACTTCACCTGGCGCTTCGTGATCGTGCGCTGCCGGACGACCGAGACCCCAGACTCTTCGAGCAGTTGCTGAAAGGCCGGGTCGCTCAACACCGTCGCGGGCACTTCCTCTTTGTTCGAGAGCAGCGCCACGTGTTCGTCGACCGTTTCGACGTAGTAGTACTCCGCGATCCGCACCTTGCCCTCGGGCATCCAGTCCGGGGAGCGGTCGCCCACCGAGGTAAAGAGTTCGGCCGAGCGCGCGCGGTCTTCGCCATACCGGGCGACGAATTCGTCTTTCGGGATGTCTTCGATGATGAAGGCGTAGCGCGCGTCGTGATAGTCCGCTTCGGTCACGGCGGGATCGAAGTAGACCGTGAACGGGTTGCGCACGCGCTTGACCTTGACGTCTTGCTCCCAGGGATTGACTTCGTTCCACTCGGTGATGACGCGGAAAAAGCCGCGCCCCATCGTCACCTGGTGGTCACACGCCGTGTCGTAGGCGACGTCGGCTTGCGAGTTGATTTCGATGTGGCGAATGATGCCCTGGAGCACCTCGGCGGTCTTCGGATCGGAGCCCGAGTCGACCGGGTTGATGGTAATGGCGGGCTTGCTCTGGCGCTGCTGGTTCGTGACCTGACGAATGAAGACCGGGAGCCGATTGATGGTCAGGCACGGTCGCCCATCCATTTCGCGCTCGGCCTTGATGGCGTCGGGCCAGTGGAAGCTCGCGCGAAAGCGCTGATCTTCGAGCATGGCGGCCCGCACTCGCGCTTCGCGCTCGGCGCTGGCGCGAAAGCGCTTTTTGGCAAGCGTGAGGAGTGCATCCTGCTTGGCTGGCGACAGTTGCGTGTTTCGATCGACTGAAACCGCGACCGTGCCCTTCTCAGGATTCGGGCCGAGATACGGCGTCTGTGCCATCCATCCCGTGGACGCCAGCCGTCGTCAGGACAGGCGGAGTCTGCAGTTCCGCCGCCTGCGTGTTAGCAGAGTTTGTCGATTTTCGCCTTCGGCATGCTGTGGCTCAAGCCCTTGCTGCCGACCGGGCCCGAGGCCACACCAGCCACCTTCGACATCTGCGTCTTGTCCGGCGCAGTGGCGCCTTTTTCGGTGGGGGTCTTCTGTCCCTTCATGCGTTTACTCCTGAGAGAAAAGCGGGCGGCCCGGCTCTCTCCGGCGCCGCCCCACGACCACGTGGGTGCGGCTATTGAATAGCACACCTTCAGGGCCCCTCGATCGGATTTCCCTGGACGTCGACCTGCTCGACTCGATGCCGCCCTCGGAGATACCACTCCAGCCACGCCTGCCGATCGCAATCGCTGCAGGGACCCGTGTAGAGCCCATGCACCTGTGTGCGGTAGCCGAGGTGGCCACACTGCGGACAGGTGACGAGCACGGCGTCGAGTTGATGTTGGTCGTAGCTCATTCGCGTCGATAACTCGCCCACAGCGAGGCATACATTGCTAAATCGGTGCGCGAGTCCTGCACGCTCTCGTTCTCCGGTGGCTTGCCGTTCGCGAGGAGTTCCCGCAGCCGTGCCGCCTTGATGCCAATCAGGACGCGAAACACCGTATCAATCGAGCAGCCCGCCATGGCCGCCGCGAATTCAAAATTCGAATACGGGTTGTCGTCTTGGGCGTAATCGCTGTTCTTGCGGTCGTGGAGCGCGCGCATCTCGTCGAGTTGCGCGTCGAATTTCGGGTTGCAGGACATCCTTAGTCGCCTTCTCGCGTATAGAAGCCGCCATCGGTGCGGCGATTCGACCCACCGCGTCGGATGTTCTCGCGGCTGAGGGTGTTGGCTTCCGCCGAGACGCGACCATCGAGATGCGTGCGGCCTGGGGATTCGTCCGCATCGGTCGGGCTGAAATGGGCGTGGGGATGACGCGGATGCATGAATTCGATCATGGCGAAATTCGCGACATCGATGAGCCATTCGGTGTTGCCGGTCTCGGCATACTTCAGTAGACGCTGCTGCAAGCTCGCGATGGCATCGCGCTTGAGCGGATAGGCCTCCGCGACCGCGCCGTATTTGAAGTAGCTCATCGCCATGCGCGCCGCCATCCCCTCGACAAACGTCTCGCTGAATTCGGTATCTGGCGCAATTTGTATGCGTCCCATTTCATCCAATCCTGACGAGCAGCGAATACGGCTTGTAACCGTAGTGCCGCAGATATTCATCCGGGTGCAGCCAGAGGTCCCGGCCGCCTTCAATGATGCGGCCTTCCCACAACACACAGACGTGGTCTTGGCCGCGCTTCTTCACATTCAAAATCCCGCTGTCTTCGTCGATGTTGTAAAAGCCCCGACGCACCAATTTCATGTCGCAGCCGAGCATGTCGCACGCCTCGCGAATCTCGGTCCACGACATGCCGGTCTCCAGCACGGCGGGCTGCGCTTGCACGGCGGCCGAGAGCGCCTCTTCGTAGTTGACCAGGCACGCCATGGCGATCGTCGCCACCGCACAGTCGCCATTGAGGCCATTCTGCGGCATCAGGCGTGTGAAGGAAGGAAAGAGCGGGGCCGTCATGGTTGTTCGCAGCCGCAGAAATAGCAGATCTCGGCCGTGCCGATGTCGCGCTCGCACTCGACGCAGTTACGCATCGGTCCACCCGTTCATGGCCGCCGCTTCCCAGGCCATCTGCTCGACGTCGGCGGCGCGCAGGTCGTCGGTTTGCCCGCGATGCTGACTACAACGCCAGTGGACGTGAAGCTCACGGTCGGTAAAACAGCCGCATAGCTCCAGGGTTGTCGGGCCATCAGTCCACCCAGTTGGGGTACGCTGTGCCGCCATCCCAGTGCACTAACTGGATCGCGGTCGTCGCCGCAATCGTGATGCGATGCAGTCGCTCGGCGGCTGCGCAAAAGATGTAATCCTCGGGCGCGGTGATCGCCACCCGCTGACCGTCAGGGGTCGTGCCGAGCAGGTCTGAGGTCGAAAAGGCCAGGCCCTGCCACCACTCTCCACTGAGATCGAGCAGCATGCAACCGGTCGAGACGCGCAAGGTCGGCTCGCTCCACGTGCGACGGCCCTGCAGGTCCTGGAGCGTATAGCGCACAGGGTTGTAGATATCGCCGTGATCGACGGCGATGCTCGTCTCCCCGGACCCGTCCTTGAGCGCGACGACCCCGCCGAGAATCTGTGCGCCGCTGCGCTGCATCTCGTCGTAGAGGACCATGAACCAGTCCTCGCCGAGCGGCTCGACATCGGCATCGAGATAGAGCAGGTGCGTGCAGTCTTCGTTGGCGGCTTGCGCCAGGGCGAGATTGCGCGCGTAACAGAGCAGGCTCGTGCGCGGACGCAGCGCTCCGGCGGTTTTCGGACGCGGGCCGCCGCGTTCTAAGGCGACGAGCGCTTCGGCATGCCGCACGCCGCCGTCATAGGTCGGCGTCGCGATCAGGAGTTTCATCCGCGTCGAGTCCCCACCCGCGACTGCCGTCCACGCTCCCGGCCGCCAGCGCGAGTGCGATCACGGCGACCATGATCAGCGTCAGCGCGATCCCGAGTCCCATGGGTTTGCTCCTGGACGAGGCGATAGGCGACCATCGACATGCGCCGCCCATCCGCCCCGCGTGTGTGTTTGCGCGTTTTGACCGCTTTGCCCTTGGCGACAAGTTGATTCAAGCGGCGCGAGGCCGTGTAGTAGTGCACGCGGAACAGATCCGCGAATTCCTGAATGGAGATCGCCGACTGGTCGTCCTCATGGACTTCCAGGCCCGCCTCGGTCAGGGCCTTTAGCCATTCATCGCGATTGATGCCGCTGGTGCTGGGCACATCACTCTTCATCGCTGCGATCGAAGGTCCAGATCTTGCGGCGGTAGTAGTGCTCTTCGTCGCCGCGTCGGATGCAAATGCCGCCCACTTGCGGTTCACTGAGTCGTCCACCAGGCACCTTCCAGACAAACGGTGTTTTGCCTTGCCACGCCGGGGTCACAATGGCCGCCGCATAGCCTTTCGCCGAGTCAATCCCGACGGCGATGTGACGGTGGCGATGACTGCGCACGATGTAATCGGGCGGTTCCCGGTTCCACCGCGCCGCTTCGACGTAGGAGGCCGCCAGTTCGGCATTGACCGCACTGGCTTCATGCGCCGCACTCGATGTCGTGCCGATGTGATGCAGCAGATGCACGAGCGGGCCGTCCGGTCCGCCGACCCGTTTCCACAAGTCGTAGCGGGCGTGTTGGCCGAGGCGATTCGGTTTGGCGCCGAGCGCTTTGGCGAGCGCCTCTTCGTTGACGCCCGATTCCCCGACATGCGCGGCGGTGCCGCGAATGTGGTAGTAGTGGCCGCCCTGGGCGTGCACGGCCGCCACGATCGGGCCGAGTGCCGCTTCGGCAATCTCCAACTGGTCGCCGATGTTGTGCGAGACCTGGGTGGTCGAGCCGTGATGCACGCCGTCGATGACGTCGCCGTTGTGCACCAGATCGTAGGGCTCGCCGCGTGTCACTTCCGGCACCCACTCGTCCCAGAACTGGCGCCAGAGCGTCCACATCTTCTGTTGAAATTCGCTCGCCTGATAGGTTCCGCCATCGTCGAGCGATACGGGCTCGGGGGGACAGAGCCCCAAGCGACAGCCGCAATGCGTATCGGAGACGACGACGAGATTACGAATCGGCTGCGGGGGCGTCGAGTCGGCCATCCGCCTCGTCTACGGAGAAAGAGACGAGCGGGCGCAAGAGGTCACGTACTTGCGCCCGGGTGGCCGGATCTCCGATCTCCGACACGATGCGCTCAAACTCGGCGCGCGTCTGAATGCGGCGCGCGAGGAATCGAATCTCCTGCAGATCGAGCGCAATTTGTTGCCGCAAGGCCTGCTCGTTGGGTTCTTTTACCGAGCGGAGCGGCGTAAAGATTTTGTCCATCAGGCCAGGGTGATCGTGCCTGTGCTGGTGAGGGTGAACGTGCCGCTGGCATTGGTGGTGACCGTCAGCGGCTCGCGGATGGCAAGCTCGCCCACCGGCCACGCAAAGGTGCCAGTTGATGTCGTCGGCATCACCCACACGTAGCCGAGCGTGTCGTTGAGCGGGGGCCACGTCGGGGTCGTCCAGATGACGTCATCGCTCACGGAGGTGACGGGAGGCACCGTCGTTGTCTCCGGCTCCACCATCGCGTCTGGCGCACTCGCGGGCGCCGATGCCATCCGTGTGGCCGCCAGCGCCGCCACCGGTGCCGCCGCGACCGCTGCCGCCCCGAGCCCGAGGCGCTTCAAGAAGGACCGCCGATTCATCCCGCCTCCTTATTTGGATTTCTTTACATGCGCCGGTTTGTGCTTCATCGACCCCGACGCGAAGTCGTGCAGTTGCTGGTGCGTCATCGAGGCGCGCACCTGCTTGGCTTTCGGGAAGGTGGCGCCGTGTTCGGCCGCCGCCATCAATCGCTGTTGCGCTTTCGATTTACTCGGCATCGTGCCTCTTGGTTGCAATGTGATAGAGCGCCGCGAGCAGCACCGCCACCGGCGTGCAGACGATCGTCCACGCCGCCGCCTTCAGCATTTCCCCGATGACGAGCATGAACGCTTGATCAGCCACAATCCCCCTCGCCGTACTCGTCATCGCTGATGAAAGCGACATCGTCGCCGGTCATCGAAAATGGGCTGCCGCCGTGGATGACACAGTTGGTGACCGTGACCCGCGTGACGCGGCCGGGTAGCGCCGATAAGTACATATCTGGCCATAGCGTGATGCCGACGCCAGACTCGCCGTCAAATTCACACCGATCGAAGTGCACATGATCGATGCCCGTCGCTTGCGCGCACCGATGGATAGCCATCACCGCCTGCGGCGTGAACCGCTCGCCGCGATAGGTCAGGTCACTCATACCCCTTCCACTCTCCCGCACGTGATGCAGCGCGTCGTGGTCTCGGTCCAGGCATAGCGGTCGTGCAGCGCCAGGGCATGCATCACGCGGTGAAATAGCCGGAACCACCAGGGCCGGGCGCGATACTGGCGGCGCAGGTCACGCCCCATCGGCCTCGTCCTTCTCTTTCTTCTTGACGATCGACCGAAAGGATGGCAAGGGCTCGCTGTCGGGAATCAGACGCGGCGGATTGAAGGGCAGCAGTTCGCTTTCCCGTGCCACTAGAATCCAGCCCATCGACACCTTGCTGTCGGCATGCTCTTCGCGCACGCAGACAATCGAGGCGGGTGTATTGGGGCTGACCATGAGCGCCCAGCGCGGTTGCTCTGGATCGCGCGGAATGTAGCCCATCGTGCCCTCCCACGCTCACTGGAAGTCCTCGGGGCCTTCCTGATACCAATAGAGCCCGTACTCAGCCAAGATTTCGACCTCGATATCGCGCACAGCGATCTCTTCGTTGGCACAGGTCCACGCGACGGCACCCTCGACAGTCGACTGGGTCGTTACCAAGCCCAGCACTTCCGGTATCGCTGCGCGCTCGCCTGTCAGAGTCGTGACGTTGACACTGACCAAGAACACGGGCAACAGAGTGTGGCTAGGTTATAGCACACCCCCTAGCCGTTGTGGTTACGATTTCTTTTTGGCTTGCTCGATGGCCTGCTGCTCGGTGCGCGTCGTGGTGACCGTGACCGGCGGTTTGCTCTTGTTGCCGGATGCTGCCATGCCTCCGTCTCCTTGTTAGACGACTAACGACCCGACCGACGGCGGTCGATCAGGTCTTCCAGATACAGCCCGGCAAGCAGCATGAGGACCCCGAAGATAACCTCTTCGAGCCGCGTGAATTGGCCGCCCCACCAGGTCACCGGTCACGCACCACCGGCAGCCCCGCCACCTGCTCGACGCACAACCGCTGGCCCGAGGCGACATCAACCGGATAACAGGGGCTCGGCATGGGCGCCGGGATGAGCGGGGCACAATAGGGCGCCGGATGCGCGCACCCAAACGCCGCGACGAGCGCCAGGACCAGCGCCAGTAGCACCCACTTCATTGCCGGGTCAGCGGCAGGCCCATATGCTTGGCCTTGCGCGCCAGCTTGCGATAAATCGTGCGGTATTCCTCGCGCGAGATCCCGTGCCGGTCCGTGGCGAGACAGCGCGTGACGAAGACGTCTTCGCCCTCGATGACAATGGAGATAAGGGCCTGGGGCTGCGCCATCAGCCCTTTGGCCAAAATCATCCCGAGCACGTGCGCGAGGCGGTCGCGCGGAATTCCGAGTTCATCCATGTCTCACATCCCCAGCCATCCTACGCCCGCGTGGCCTTCCTGGTAGACAAACACGGGCACTTTGGCTGGCTCCTCGGTCGGTTTGAGTTTCGCACGCGAGAGCGCCGAGCGCACCGCGTAGCGCGTGGCGTCCATCAAGTGGTCGTTGACCTTGACGATCTTGCCGTCCTTGCGGTGATACTGCCGGAATTCGGTGAGCCACTCGCTGCAGGTCGACCACACCTTGAAGCGGCCGGTCAACATGCGGTTATACAGGTCGGTGACGCCCGCTTCCACGGCTTTGTCGGGCGTGTTGATGTCGACCCCGGCCTTCCGATATAGCTCAATGACTTGTGTGGAATCGTATTCGGTCACCATCAACGCCTTCGCGTCCCCGACCCCCGGAATCCAGAGCGGGTGTTGTTTGGTGCCTTGCGCCTTGAGCGCTTCAATGTGGTCCGCTTTGCTGCGGCTGTCGCTTTTGTAGCAGTGCGTCAGATACACGCAGTCGGCGTCGCGGTCCCAGGCCAGCCAGATAATGGCGGTATAGCCTGCCCCGGCATCGGTGTCGAGCCCAAAGCAGCGCGCCCAAAAGTCGGGCACCTTCTGCAACGGGTCCACCTTCAGCCGCTCTTCATCGAAGGGATAGACCAGGCCCGAGCCGAGGATCGGCATCCCTTTCGTACGCGCGCTGCGCTGATAGGCGGGGATAGCGGCGTAGAGTTCATCCTTCTCGGCTTGCGAGAGATGCGGCACGTCATCCCAGACGACGTTGCAGACGTAGCGGCTCATCGTGGATTGGGCCCCTGTGGCGTCGGCGCGGGCTTGGGCCACTGGCAGTCACCTTTACCGCAATAGGGCGTCCGGATGTTTGGCGTGCACTTGCAGTGTCGGGTCATACGCGCGGGCTCCAGGGTGGTGGATTGAGCCACCGCTGCGCCGACACGGGCGCGCTCGTCACGCACCCGCAGGCCACGCAGTAGAGCCAGCCGCTGATATAGCGCAGCGGCTCCTGCCAACAGCGCTGGCAGCGGCGGTCGCGGACGCGTGCGTTGATGCGCTCATGCACGGTCATGCGCGTGCGTCCTCGGGCGTCGGCACAATCCCACCGGCCGGGAAACTACCTTCCGGCAGAAACAAATTCACCACGCCGGTGGGTCCTTGCAGCGGCGTGAACGTCAACATGACAATTCCGCCCTTGAATTCCCCGGTCGCCATCGTGCGCAGAATGCACTCGGTGTAGACATCCTCGGGCGGCTCCTCGTCGAGCCAAATGACGTGCTGCTCGGTGCCTTCAAACGCGGGCCGTCCCTGGTCGTAGCTTTTGATGACGAGTGTGGACACGCCGCCCGTGACATGCCGCACCCAGACGGTGCCCACCTGGCCGGGCCCTTTCATGACGCTCTTGATGATGGCGTGCGCCGGGATCATCCCCGTGCCTCGGGCCGTGTCTTCCCCGAGCAGTTTCTTTTGCAGAATTTCCTTCGCCTTCTCGTTGGTCGTGCCCGCGCACCAGGCGTTAATGGGGCTGTCGAAGCGCTTGCCGACCCACCAGTCGGGATATTCCCCCGTCAGATGCAAGGCGAGTTCGAAGCTGCCCGCGTCGGTTTTACCTACGCGGTTGGCGGCAATCATCGCGCGCTCGCGGTGCTGGGCGCCCATCTTGAAAAACTCCAGCATCTTCGGATAGAGCGTGCGCCGATACGGGCCGGTCTCGGGGAAATAGCGCTTGATCTTGTAGCTGCGGCGACGCAGGAGTTCGGCTTCGAGTTGCGGCAAGTTGGCGACGACGTCTTTGAGGAGGGTCTCGTTACTCAGATCCATCCGTCAACTGCTTGGGCGCAATCAATTCGCCCTCATGGACGGCGGTCGGGACCGAGGCCTTGCGCGCCAGGTTGATGAGCGTCTCGATCTCTTCGTCGCTCAGGTGCTGAAACTGCCCGACGTTGAATTGCTGCTGAATGACGACTTCGTCCTTGGACTTCAAGCCGTTGCGATCGAGGACATCGAAGGCGGCGCGCAGTTGCAGTTCGGGTTTGACGTATTTGCCCTTGCCCGGACGGATGTTCTTCATCAACACGTCCAGTGCGGGGTCGACCATACCCGCCAGCCGTACGCGGGCGGCCTGGCGGACTTGTGGGGCGCTGCCGCCGTGCATGCGGCACACCGTCGAGCCTTTCATCCGCGACTGCGTGCAGGGGTCACCCGAGCGCTTGTGCGCCACGCAGCGGGCGTGATGATCCTTCCCGCATTTGCTGCAGAGCGCGCGGGTGGGGTTGGAGGATGGTAAGGGGTCGCCAGTTTGTTGACGCGCTGCCACGGCGTCAATATACGGGTATTACTCGCGGGGTTTCAACTGCCCATAGCGCACGTGCGGCGCCTGGAGGAGGCATCGTTTGGTCCAGCCAATGCCGTTGGCGCGGGCCAGCGACTTCAGGTAGGCAAGCTGAAAGGTGCGCGGCGTCCGGCGATGCCAGTGGAAGGTGTATCGCTCACCGGTCTGCCGCACGGTCGCCAGCGCGAGTTGGACATTGGCCGCTAGATAGGTCTGGCACTGCTGGTATTTGCGCGTGTTCATCACTTGTAGGTCTCCTGCGGGGCTTCCTTCAGATGCCAGAACGAGAGATTGACCTGGGCCTCGATGTAGCGCCGACATTTCTGATATTTGCCGTGGTCGCGCATGTTACCAGCCCTCTGAGGTCCAGCCGAGATCGAACGTGCTGGTCGTGCAATCACTGGGGGCGGTCTGAAAGAGACACACCAAGACGAGGGCGCCGGTCTCGGGGTCGCCTTCCGCCCGGACATGCCAGCCGGTGTAGTTGTAGGCGCCGCGCTCCTGCGCATTCATGGTCTCCCGAAGCCAATGCGCCTGGAAGGCGGTGTCGACCTCCGGGAACGCCGCGAAGCGCATCTCGGGCTCGCCCGAACTGACCCCAATCTGGGCGCAGGCTGCCAAATAGGTGCGGCAGGCGCTCTTGCGCGTCGTCCACATCGCGCTAGCTCACTGGCCGTTCGTCAAAGGTGAGCCAGTGACTCTCGTCGCTCGTGCGCGTGTAGCGGAGATAGCACTTGAAGATGCGGGCCTGGGCGACGGCAGACCAACCAATCGTGACCTCATAGATGCGATTCGTCTTCGTGTGGGTTGGATTGGGCCCACCCGTGAATGTGGGGTCTTTCAGCAGTTGCACTAACAGGTTCTGCTGCGCCGCTTCGGTGACCACGCCTGGATGAATGCCGAAGGTTCTGACCCACTCCGGCGTCTCGTCGAGCAGTAGTCGCGCCACCGTCTGCAAATACTGGAGGCATTCCACGCCCTGCGGGTCTGGACTGTCCATCTGTGCCACCGTCGCCGGAAAGCCGAGCGCGGCGAAATAGAGCGCAATCGCAAAGGCTCTGGGCCGCACGTCGAGCACACCTGTTAATTGTCTAACGCCACGGCGCTGGGTTCACTCGTCCCGCGCTGCGACCACGCCCACTCCTCCAGCGTCGGCGCGGTGGTGGGCGCACTGGCGCGTTGCCCCGCTTTGTAGCCGATGCTGTAGTAGCGCCGATATTCCTGCATCAAGTATTTGGCGACCGCGACGGCGGGGATCCGCTGCTGGCTGTCCATCATCGTTTTACACGCCGCGAGCACGCGATGCAGCACGCGCCGTTCGCGACGCACGCGATTGGCGCGGACCGCGTTGGCCGTTTGGGCGCGACCGAGATTGGCTTCGCCGACCGCCTTGGTGCTGCAGCGCCTCGAACAATACCACGACCAGACCTTGCCGTCCACGAGGCGAGGCGGGAGTTTGGTGCGGTGACGCCCAAAGCGGCGGCGCACGTGTTTCCCACACGTCGGGCGGAGACACAATGGCGGCGTCACCGCATGAGCCCGTGTCGTCCTCGCCACTCCGCTCATCGTCCGTGATCCTCCCCGAACAGTGGTTGAACTAATCGCGCCTGTC